TTTCTTGGAGTGATTCGATGATGCTGCTCTTGGACAGTCCCATTGGGTTGTTTGTTTTAACTGAAGTAATTATACAAAAAAAGGGGGCACTTTGGAGTGCCCCCTGTGACAGTTATGTAAGTGGCTCACTCGCCACCTTCTGCCTCTCTAAGTTCTTCAATTAAAGTTTCTTTACTACGGCGTCTATCGAGTTCAATACCCATAGTTCTACCGTACTGTTCAAGTTCTCTCTTGTTCATCTCCTCAAGAGGACTTGCCTCAGTGAGAACTTCTTCTTCAGGAGTGATCAGAACTTCTTCCACTACTGGTTCTGGTGCGGACTTTCCGCCCAGCAAATCACCGAATCTACTCATTTTTTACCTCCTTTCTTTTTAGGTTTAGAACCACAGGAACCTTCAATAATTTCGGTTCTCTGCTCATCAGTAAGAGTAAGCATTTGCTTGAGTGCTTCCTCTTCGGTTGCACCCTCACCAATCAAGTATTCCTTGATGGTATCAAAGATGTCAACCTCTTCCATTCTCGAACTATAGTTCTTGAAATTGCGACCACCCATACGAGACATAGTATCTGCTTTCGCTTTAGCACGAATTGCATCCAATCTTGCCTTTCTAGCAGCATCAGCGGCAATCTTAGGATCCTTAACGGTTCCCTTGGAGACACCAACGCCTGCCTTAACTGCTTGATATTCTGCTTCTTTCTCAGAAGCGCCACCAGCGGCAGCAGCCTTACGAGCAGCTTGTGCTGCTCTCAGTTCTGCCATAGTAGGAAGGCGTCTCTCAAACTTAGTCTCTTCACCAGACTTAGGACTTACAACTACGTTTGGATTACCAGGCTTAAGATTACTGGAAGGAGACTGAGGACGTGGTTGTGGTTTTGGTTTTGGTTTTTGTACTGAGGTTTGTGATTTCTCTCCCTGATTCAGTCCACCACCACTTTGTTTAATACCAGAATTTGCTGGAATGTTAGAATCTCTGAAAGCTGCTCTTCCAGCACCTCTGCCAGAGAATGATCTATTTGGATTTACCCCAGGTGCTGGACTAAATCTATTAAAGAATCCCCCAATCTGCTCAGCTCCCTTTTTGAATTTATCTCCAAGGTACTTAATAGGATCTTCTTCAAGAACTTCACCTTCTACTTCAGTATGAGCATACATGTTCTTTTTCTTACCATGCCCATTATGCTCAACGAGAGTAAGAACTTCCATATCTTCTACAGATACGTTCTCTACAATACCATGCTCAAACTGAACATCATAATGTGATACGAAACCATTTTCGTCTGGTTCTGCATGCTGCCCAAAGATGGTCTCACCTTGACCAAACTCTTCGTGGCATACTTTCTTAGCGCAGTTGTGAGTACCCTTTTTAGATTTAGGTACACAATCTTCGCCTTTCTTTTCATAGACGGCGGCAACTGCCTCCATCAAAGATTGTGCTTGTTTTCCAGTAAGTCTTTCCATCGATCAGTTCTCCGTAATGAGTTCAAACCATTGCTCGCTCATTCCACTGATAATGGAATCTGCGGAGTCTACATCAGAGGCGTAACCTTCCTCAATGAGGTGTGTTACAACCTTTTCATAGATCTCCTTTGTCTCTTTTAATTGTTTTGGGGAAGGTTTCATCTGTAGACTGTTTTTCTATACACTTATTTATTCAAGCGATTAGTTCAATAAATTCCCCCAAAACTTTCTTATTCATCTTCTTGTTCTTCAGACTCTTGACGAATGCAGACTTGATTTTTGCCTTTGAAGCACCATCATCAACATCAAACTCAGAGTTATTAGAAAGTGCAGCGGCAGACATACCAAAGTAAGTATGGTATCCAGCATCACGAAGTGCAAAGGCACGTTCTTTCTTCCAGATTTTCTGAATCTTATCAAACGCTGGAGTCCAACCAGTATAGCGACGGATGAAACTACCAGCATCACGAGATTCCAGAACACGGATACCAATGAAACTCACATCAGCAAAAGTATTACGGAGATCCTTAAGGAAAATATCACTCATCTGCCACCACTCACAATCAAAGGAGTAAGTGTTACCAGTCTTGCGATTCCTCAGGAAAGCATTCTGCTGAACAGAACCAACTCCAAGAAAAGGACCATCTTCCCAACGGCGCTGAACCTCTTTGTGATACTTCATCCCACCTGCTTCACCATCAGTCAGAACAACACACTGAACTTTCTGAACCTTGTACTGCTTCTTGAAATGAGGAAGAATTTGGTGCAGTGAGATGAATGCTTCATTCAAAGGAGTTCCAGACAGACCCAGACCAGTAGGAATCGGAGCATTTGACCAGCGAGTCATGATTGAAGAAAGACGATAGAAGTTCTTCATTTGCCGCTCAAGTTCTTTCATCTTAACATCGCTGGTGAAGACATTCATCATGCTGAACCAGGGACCGACAGCAATCAGACCTTCACGCTTTTCATAAGCAGTGGTCTGCAGTCTAAGATCAAACAACTTCTCTTCATTACTAGGATCCTTGGGATACTCATTAGTGAAAGCATAGACTTCAAAAGGAATAGATGCTTTCTTACAGAACCACATCAGGTTAAAGAGTTGCTTCAAAGTGTCCTGAAGAACATTGCTCATAGAACCACTCCAATCAAGAACAAATACCAAACCATGATTCTTACCTTCAGCAAGAGTGGTTACTTTCCTGAAGAGATCTTCATTGTACTTGTAGGTATGAAGTTTGGAGCAATCAAGAACACCAGTGCGAGAAGTGGTAGCACGAGCATAAGAGTCTGCCGACTTGCGACATTCAAACTCTTTCACTAGATAGTTAACTTCTTTCTGAGCAGACTTTTTAAAATCTTGAAACTCTGCATCAGCATTACCAAAGATTTTTTCTTCAGAAATATCATGAACTTCCAAGAATTCATTCCACTCATCAAAGCGAGAATGAACTTCTGCATTGGGGATAACAATATGCTTCAAGTCAAGTTTAGGAAGTTCAAGATATACGTTCTCCCAACCTTCATTTGAAGCAAGATCTTTCAGAGCATCTTCAAGACTCTGTGCGGTAGAAACTTCAAGTTCATCTTCATCATTCTCAGTTCCACCATAGGAATCACTATCTGTAGGTTCTTCAGAATCAAACTCATCAGAATCATAATCATTAGCTCCAGGTGCATCATTAGTTCCGTTAGGAACGCTAGGAGTGCTTTCTTCTGAAGAATCTGTTTCAGATTGATCTTCACCTTCACTCTGACCACCCTGAACTTGGAGATCATCAGTCTTGGTTTTCATCTCTTGCTGCTTCTTACAGTGGTTGTAGAGTTCTTCAGCAACATCCAAAACATCATCAAAAGTCTCAGCATCAGAAATCTTTTGAATGAGAACACGTTCTTGAGAATTGAAATCAATATCAACAAACTTTCCAATCTTGAAGTAAAGATTTGCCTTATCAGCAAGATTCATCTTATTGACATCTTCGTTCTCAATGCAGAAGAAATCCTCATCGGCAAGTTCACTGTAACCACGATGGAAAGTCTTTGAGATACCAGCGTAACGACGCTTCATCATTTTTTCAATGCGAACATCCTCAACGATGTTCACAAACTGTGGAGAAATCTTTCTATCTTTGAACCAATCACTATCAGGCGTATAGAGAGCGTGACCCACCTCATGAGCAACAAGCATATCATAGACCTGTGAACTTGCTCGCTCCCAAACAGGGAGAGTCAGAACACGAGTATGAACATTGAACTGAGCAGTCTCAACATACTTGTTCTCAACCACCAGGTCTTCAGTCGCAAGGAGTTTGGCGAGTTGGGACTTGATTTCGTGGCAGATCATTGGTTCCTTTCGTATGGAAGTATTATACAAAAAAAGGAGGGTCGAAACCCTCCCAAATAGACAGTTTGAAAAGTGTCTACTTTTTCTCTTTTCTTGCTTTCCTCTCTGCTTTGATGCGCTTCATACGCTCACGCTCAGACTTAAGTCTTGGATCATAGGATGCTCTCGCGGTAATGTCCCTATCTCTAATATCAAAGGGTTTACCTTTCTCATAAGCAGCCTTTACATTAGCGGTTGCATCATCTTTTGACTTGGGTTCTTCTGTCTTGGGTTCATCCGTCTTTGGTTTATCTGTAAAGACGTTACCCTTAAACTTCATGTTAACTTTATAGTCTGGAAGTTTAGGTGTAGGTGGTTTTTTATCAGCAAGAGTATTGTCTTTTGGAGTAGTAGGAGGAGTATCTCCACCAGGACTCATATCTGATATGTTACTACCACCACCAGTTAAGGAAGAGACTGCCGCACCAGCAGCAACGCCAGCACCAGCAGCAAGGGAAAGTTTTGCTTTCGAGAGATTTGCGTTCCTGAGAGCATCTTTAGCACGTCTAACTCTATCAGACAATCCCTGTCTTAACTTAATAGCACTTGTAGTGCCAGTTTTCACACCTGTACCTGTAGTGCCTGCTGCAGCGGCAGCAGCAGTAGCAGCAGCAACATTTCTTCTACTTGCTGTTTGACCAGCACCTGGAAGTGCTTTTGGTGTAGGACCTCCCTTTGCAGGAGTTGCTGGTCCAGAACTTGTTCCTCCAGCAGCTGCTAACTTCGCTTTCTCTAATCCTTGACCCATTCTGCTACTAGTGCCACCACCCTGTGGGAGTTGACCACCAGAAGTAGTTCCTTGATATCTTGTGGGACCACCAGAACTTGGGGAAGGACCAAGATCTCTGACTTTAACTTTTTCAATTTTAGGTACAGAACCCAATCCTGCAGTTGTTCCACCAGACGCTAAAGGACCACCTTTACCAGGAGCAACTAAAGTACCACCTCTACCAGTAGTAACTAAACCACCAGATTTGGATGCGGTCGATCCCTTAGTCAAACTTGCCAAGGTTCTTTGTCTTACACCAGCAGATGTACCTGATGGTAATGCTCTATCGGGAGTCCAATTTCTTCTTCTAACTCCACGCTGGAATGCTTCCGATCCCCGACGATTTAAAGTTCTCAGTGTTTGTGCACCAGCACCTCTTGCTGCCCTAGCACTAACCTTACCAAATCCCATCATCTTGGCAGCAACTCTACCAATCATTGAGGCTGCTCTAAAAGCAGCCTCATCAAGTTGCTCTACATTATGATATTGTTCTTTATCATACATGTTGTTGACAACAGATGTTGCCATACTATCATCGATTCCCTCAGAAATCAAATGTTGATAAAGATCCTCGTATACCTGTCCCATCTTACAAAGTTGTTTTTAGATATTTAGGTATCTTATAGTCTCATAATACGACGAAACCGCCTTATCAGGGCGGTTTTTGTGTTTCTTCTTAAATGCTTGTAATGCTGCTCTCCTATCACGCATTGCTTGTGGTTTGAGAGTGGGTTTTTGTTCTTTTCTAGAATGATGCTGCCAGTTTGGGATGTTCATTATTCCTCTTTAGTTGAAGATACTCTACGTGAAAATCCTTTGACTTTATCGAACATTATGACACTTTCAAATTTGTCCTGCATATCTACTTTGTGAGAGATGACAAAAATGTTAGCGTCTTTAATAACAAAACGGATGATCTTGAGGAACTCATCAGTTCCAAATCCATCAAGTGAAGAATCAAAAACTTCATCCATAATCAGCAGGTTGGTGTTTACAGAGTTTTTGACACGCGCTACTTCACGCCAAGTGAATAGTAGGGCAAGGTCGATTCTCATCTTTTCACCTTCGCTAAAGGAACTATACGAGAAATCTTCGTGTATAGGGGACTTCACAGTTTCCTTGAATTCTTCATCAAGATGGAAGTTAATGTAGAAATCCATCATCTGAAGATAGCGATTAACCTGCTGGTTAATGAGTGGAAGATACTTTCTTATGATCTTCGTTTTTACTCCGTCGTCTTTGAGTAATGAGTATGCAAAATCGTGATGAACGATTTCTTGTTTTTTGTCTGACAGTTCGGCAAATGTGTGTGCCAGATTGGATTTAAACTCGTCTAACTTTTCATGTTCAGTATTTCGGTTTGCAAGGTTCTCGGTAATTGTTTGAATTTCATATTCAAGATCTCGGATTTGTCGTTGATTTCCACTAACCCGAGTATTGTTTTGAGAAATGCCATGCGTTAGATTCGTAATCTCCTGCGAAAGTGCGTTAAATTGACGTTCTCGTTCTTGTTCAAACTTTATGGTCGATTCCAACTCGTCAAAACCTTCCTTTAGTTCCTTTGCCGTATTTTGAACGTCATCAATTTTATTTAACCGGAACGATTCTTCAATCTCCTGAGTACAAGTAGGGCATACCGTATTCTCCATGAAGAATTTGTGCTCTTTCGTAATAGCAGATACTTTCTGAGATAATTTACCTCTAAGTGTGTTTAGTTTCGCTAACTTTTGTCTCGCACCTGCAACCTTTTCTTGCTGCTTTGTAGTGTTTTGTAGATCTTCTTGAAGTTTCGTATTATCTTCGAGGTATTGATCAACCTCACTCATAAGATTTGTAATCTTTGTATTATTACTATCAATATTTTGTTTACCACGATTTTCCAACTCATCGATAAAGTTTTGTTGCATCTTCATCTTGTCTTTGAGAGTTTCTTTCTTCAAATCAAGAGACTTTACTTTATCTTTTTGTGTACGAATCTTATCTTTTAGAATATTATTCATCAAAGAAAAAATGCGAATATCCAAGAGATCTTCAATGACTTCTCGACGATTAGCAGTAGTAAGTTGCATGAAAGGCACAAACGTACTGCTACCCAGAATTACAATCTGAGTGAATGACTTATAGTTTACTTTAAGAATATTATCTTCCAACACACGCTGCATGGCACGGTCATCTGCTTCACGATGAAGTTCAGTACCATTTACAACAATGTCAAATACGTTGGGTTTGATTCCACGCCGAACAATATATTGACGAGTATTGATTTCAAATTCAATCTCAACCAAACACTCACGCTCATTCGTAGTGTTTACTAGTTGAGGTTTATTAATTTTACGAAATGGTTTATTAAACAGAACAAAAGTCAAAGCATCCAGCATTGTGGATTTGCCTGCTCCGTTAGTTCCAATAATTAGATTTGTATTATGTTCCTGAAAGTTAATCTCAGTGAATTGATTACCAGTAGAGAGAAAATTTTTCCACCTAATCTTCTGAAACGTTATCATCTAAACTTCGGGGAGGAATCACAATATCATTCGGTGTTACCACCGCGTACTTGTAATTATACCTCTTACAGGTGATAATAGCAAGTGCATCATCAACCTCCACAACATCCATAGATTCATCTTCATCCTCTTCCAGATGCATGGCATAACGCTCTGCGTCATCTTCTTCCTCAAACAAAAAGAGTACTTTTTCACCATACCGATTTTGTACAGCGTAAGCACCCTCTTCTTTTGAATCTCTGAGCGTTAGTAAGAACATTACTCGACCTCGCAGGCTTGTGAATAGACTTTCTGAAGGATTCCCTTGATGATGGTGCTATCACAGTCAAACTCTGCCTCATCGATATATCGATTTAAGATAGAGATAGTGTTCTCACTTTCCTCAACTTCAAACTCTTCGTTTTCTTGAACAGTAAAGTTTTCTACGATCTTTAAGTCTTGAATACCACAGGAATATAACTTATCTATAAACTTTTCAAACTTCTTAGGTTCGGTTTTCTTCCTAACGATAACTTTTACAATCTTATTAACATACTCCGAAGTATCAAACATTTGATAAGGAGTATCTTCATAATAGATGTTGTAGAAGAGTTTATACGGATTATCAATCTGCTCAAAATCCAAAGTGTCTGTATCAAAGATAGTGAACCCGCGAGGATCGTTCACATCATTCCAAAACATCTCATATGGATTACCTAGGTAGAAGATTCGTCCGTTGTCTGATCGTGTATGGTAATGACCCGAAAATGTCCGCTCGAACTTCTCAAATAATGTGCAGTCCATACCGTCTTCCATGACGTGTCCGCGATGCGCTCTAAATCCGTTGAGCTCAAGGTGCCCCATCGCGCACGAGCTAGTTGAAACTTTAATTGATTCGATACTGCTCTGAGTATTTTCCGCATTGATCCAAGGGATAAACAAAACTTGTAGTCTATCTAGCATAACCTCAGTACATTCCGAATAAACTTTTACGTTCTTGTACTGTTTGAGCAACAAATCTACAGAATTGATTGAATTCGTATCTTTGTAGTATGCAGTGTGATTACCAACGATAGTATGAACAGTAATGCCCAGTTTCTCTAACCGATCATAGTAGTTCTCCTTTGCCCACTCAAGAGACCACAAATCAATAGAGCGACGGTTATCAAACGTGTCACCCATATCAACCACAGTATCAATTCCATTCTCTTCTAAGTATGGAAAGAATACAGTATCATAGAACTTCTTGAAGTATTCGTGAAGAAACTTGGAACCCTTACGAGCACCAAAGTGTTGATCAGTAATAATAGCAACCTTCATTGACGATTCGTCTTGTAAGCAATATTGTCCTTGATTGTATTATACTCTGAACTGCTGTTAGAAAGCAAGCTATCATCAACCATCATAACTTCATCGTAACCAGTGCGTTCGATGATCTTGGTTTTAATTTCCAGTTGCTTCTTCTCTTTCTGAATTCGACGTAGAAAGGCGTAGTGAATAATTTGCGTGAAATAAGCAAATGGATTCTTAGATTTCTCTGGATCAAAGTTATGAATGTACTGAACACAGTTTTCAATACCATCAGAGATCATATCGTCTCTGAACATATAGTTCACAAAGTTCGGTTTGTAGGACAAGTGCGTTGCAATCTTAAGGAAGCACTCACCCAAGTAATTAGTAATCTGTGGTTTACCTGGCCAATGTTGAGATCTATCTGCCTTAGTAGGTTCTCTACCGTTGATCTCTCTGAAACTATCAGCAACCTTTGCCCTGTAGACAATCAGTGCTTCGAGTAACTCCTTGTTGTTAACATAATGTTCTGATTTCTTTTTAGACATAACATTGTTTTTTTCAATAAACTATCGTTATGTATATTATACCATACAATTAGGGCTTGACAACTTAGTGAATTACAAGTAGACTCTGTTTGTTGCTTTTGAAGAGAAGGCTTTAGCTTTCTTTATTATCTTTAAGTTTATAAAGATTCTCTAGCATTTTTCTTGCATCATCTACTGTAGAGATATATCCCATTTTATCGGTAATCTTAGTTCTACCATCATCATCAAAGTCAGTATCTTCTTCATTTAGATACTTTTCATAGAACTGAATTACTTTATCTTCTTTTACTTCAGTCATAGTAATAATCTTATCGTATTTAATTACATAAAGTTCATCGGTAGGGATTTCCATCCAAGGTTTTACTTTGACATATTGACCTACGTGATTACGCATTACTTTCATAACCACTGGGTTCATCAGTAGAAGTATAGGGTCACCATCATTCTCGTCTACACAGACCAATGAGAATATCTCTTCACCTGTAACTAGTTTTATTACTGCATGGAATTCTTCGCCCATTTAATTCTTTAGAGGTATGTTTACAATATCGTAATTAAAGTTTTCTTCGTTATAAACTTTGATCCTTTCAATCAGATGATTAAGTGTGTAGTTTCTCCGTGCCTTGTAGGAAATGTCGTCAGCAATGTCATAGAGAGTTGCCTTTGTCTTGTTATTGCCTTTTCTGAGCACGCGACCAATAGATTGGAGATTCCGTATTCTAGATTTGGATGGAGAAGCAAAAATAACATTATGGAGGTTCTTTATATTGATACCTGTACTAAATGTTCCGTATGAAGCGATGATAATCGCGTTGTTTTCTTGCTCTGTAATTTCCCTTACTTTTTCTCGATCCTCTGTTGCTACACCACCGTGAACAAAGAAAACGTGTCTTTGCTCTACACTACCGTTATTTATTAAATCGTAAAGTGGTTGCCCATGTCCTTCTACTCTGGCAAATAAAATAAGTGTATTACCCTTAAGATCAAGTGCTAGATTTCGGATGAACTTGTTACGTCTTTCGTGATTGATGATATACTGGACTTCTTCCTCAAAGGTTTCAAACTTGTGTGCAGGATGCTTCAATAGAAGAACGTTGATATCCAACTTAGCAACATGACCCTTCTTCATCAGTTCTTCCGTTCTGATGATCTTGTAAGATGGACCAAACAATCCCTCAAGAACCCACTTATGAGTTTGAGTTCCATCGAGAGTTCCTGTGAAACCATAACGAAACTTTGCATCTCCAAGTTTTGTCATTATAGATATTAATGACTTGCTTTTAAACTGGTGAGCCTCGTCCCCAACAACTAC